TAAGTCAAATGAAAATATAGAAAATAATACGTTAATTTTAAATTGTAGCTTAGGAAAAGGTAACATTAAATTTATTAGAGAGAATTTGAGATTTTTTGCCAATACAATTACTCATAAAAATATTACAAATTTCAAATCAATAATTTTATTAAACGCCGACAGTTTAACGCTTGATGCTCAATCTGCCTTACGTAGATCAATAGAAATATATAATCATACTAAATTTTTTATTGTAACTGCAAATAAATCCAAAATAATAAAACCTATATTATCAAGATTTAGCGAAATATATTGTAATGAAAAAAATATGAATTATGCAAATAGTGCAAATAGTGCAAATAATGGTAATAAAATCAATAATAAAGTACTATTAATTATTAAAAATTTGGATGTTAAGCTCGAAGCATTAAAGAATGACAACTCTAATGATTATGAGAAAAATATTTTATTATTGGAATATAGTTCATTAATATATAATAAAGGCATAAGTGCTAATAATTTATTAGATTATTTTACTATTAAATCTAATTTTAAGACAGATTACTATAAATTTCTGTTTTTTTTTAACATATATAAGAGAGAAATACGTGTGGAAGAGTATTTAATATACATTGTATTATATTTTTATAGCAATAATTGTAATATTGATTTTTCAATATTAAATGCCAACTAATATATTATTTTAAGTAAAAATAATATATTTTTAGTTAAAATAATATATTTTTAGTTAAAATAATATATTTTTAGTTAAAATAATATATTTTTAGTTAAAATAATATATTTAAAATAAATTTTTAAATATATAAAAATGGACGATTTTAATCTTTCAACAATAATTGAGTCTAAAAATGAGTGGTGTGCACGATTAACTAATACATTAACTCCGTGTATAATTGAGGGTTTACGGTCAATTTTTACAGAAGCCTATGATGTATGTTTAGAAAACGGCGAAGAAACTAAATATTTAATGACATTTCAAAATTTTTTAAACAATATTCCAAAATGGAGTGCAGAAATTGTCGAAAACGAGAAGCAGCGTATAATTACATCGAGTGCCTGTAATTATTTAGAAGATTTAATAACGTGTGTTCATATTACACAATTGAAGTCACTAACCTCGACACGCGTAGGTTTAAAGCAAAAAAAAATAAATATAGATATACCCGATTTGCACAAATTTATACATAAAACTTATATAAATGTAGCGCGCAAAATATATGTGAATATATATTTATTTGAAAAGAATATAAAGCCGCTTTTAGTGCAAAAAAACAATAGGGAGTTAGAATTAATAATTAAGGAGTGTATATTGAATACAATAAGGGAGAGTATACCAATTGAACATATATTACAAATGTATTTGGATGAAACTTTAGAAACGGATGTTGAAATAGAGGAAAAGAAGGAAGTAATACCTGATAAGGAAGCAATTGAAAAAAATAAGAAGGCAAAAGAGAAGAAGGAGCTTGATAAAATCAAGCAAGAGACGGCGGATAAATTGAGAGCTGAGAGCAAGATTAATTTGAAAAATACTATTTTGAATGCAAATAAAGAGATGAATGAAACTAATGTTGTGGAGACTAATAAAAATACTAAAAAAATAGGAGGTGATCTTAAATTGAGTAATAAATTGGAAAGTGACAACAATATTTCAGATGATGAAAATGATAAATCTCGTAATATGGAAAGTAAACCAGATTATGAATCGGATGACGACAATGATACAAAATCAGAAAATAATTACAAGCTAAACATAGATAAGCAAAGTAAACCATCATTTGAGCTGGATGTCCATAATTTAGGCGAAGACCCTGACGAATTAAATTTAGAGTTATTAGATTTAAATGAAGGAACTATTAGTGATAATATTGAATTGGATATAGAAGAATTACATTAAATAATTCCATTAAATAATTCCATTAAATAATTCCATTAAATAATTCCAAATTAATTCGTTATATTTATGAAATTCATTTATATATATAATTATAAAAATAAATGAATTTTATAATACCAACATTATCGATAAGTATTATGTTTATAGTATTTAAGATTATAGATAGTAAATATATAACAAAGGATGATAAATCTTTAAAACTAATAACAAAGGATGGTCTTGTGGTATTTTTATCGGGTGTGATTTCAATGTTTTTATTAGAGCAATTAGAATTTACTCATATTATTGGTGGGGCAAAGGAGAGTCTAAGCGCTTTTACAAACAACCCCGACTTTTAATTTGTGCTTTTTTCTTTAAATCCTTTTTTAATAATAATATAGCGGCGTTTTTACGTTTTTTATATTATTATTAGCACCCTTTAAATAGTTTTTGTTTATTGTTTAATGTTTATTGTTTATAATTAAGCAACCATAATAGGCAGTTCATCAATATTAAATATTTCTTGAACATTGTTGATTTTTTTCTTTGCTATTTTATAATTATCAAAGACTGGTTTAAGTAATACATTTTGCGGGGTATGTTTGTGAACAGAGCGTGCAATCATTTTGTATAATTTGAAGTCGGGATATCTCTCACAACCATTATTTTTATAGAGTATATTTTTATTGTTATCGTCAAAAACCCATTCTATCATAATTTTTTTAATAGGGGATTTAAGTTTTCTAATATCATCTAAGTCGTCAATAAAATAATCGAATAAACTGCAGCCAAGACGGCATAAATCGAAGCTATAATTTGGTCCAATAATTGGCTTAGCTTTATTTAAATAAGGTTCGCAATTGTATTGCGATGTTGCGTCGCCCGACTCAGAATAACTATCACTGCAAATAAAATTATTTTTGAATTTATAAATAGCTCTTCCAAAATCGATTATTTTGTATATTTTTCCAAATGTAGGAACTTTATAATGACAATTGTTATACTTATAATATAAATAGTGTTTTGGAGTAGATATGTATACAATATTATTTGTATGCAAATCATTGTGCGTGAATTCGAAGACTTTTTGATATGTAATTAATGTAAATAATATTTGTAAAACTATGGACTCCCATTCATTGTCTTTTATTTTATTATTTACTATATAATCATCTAAAGTGTTTTCGCAACATTCTAATATTATCATTTTAACAGGTATTTTATCGATTGAGCAAAATATTTCCTCATCATCAAAGCTTTCTTCACTGCTTTCATCATCATCGCCGTCTGAACCGCTATTTGTTGAATTAGTTAGATTGGTATTTGAGGATCTTGATGAACACGTATCAGAGCTGTTTGTAGTATTTATTCCAGTATTTGTATTTGTATTTGTAGCTGTATTTGTTGTTGTTACAACTTTTTTATTCGCTAAAATATCCAGATTCTCATAGGTTAGTTCGAGATTATCACTACTTATGTGCAACTCTTCAATTTCAATATTAAGTTCATTTTCTAAATTAGTTTCTTCTATTGTCTTTGAAACATTGGATTTAGCACTAGGAGTAGTTAAATCACTTATAGCTAATTCGCTTATATTTAATTCGCTTATACTTAAATCGTCGCCTTCTTTATTTAATACTAATGGTTTTTTATATTTTTTAGTATTGTTAAATAAATTAAATATTTTTTCATTATTGTCAAAAATGAACAAAATATTTTTGTGCTTATGAAAATAGTCCGACTCATTTAAATATTCTAAATCTTCTGTTACATTATATTTAAATTTATTTTTAACTCCTAAAAAAGCGCCATAATAGTCTAAGCCATTATAAAAATTATACTTATTTAATAAGCAGCTTGATAAATATGAAAAAAAACCATCAATATATGCTGAATTATTAGGGTCTAATATTTTTTTATAAGTAGCACTATAGTCGGAGTTTGCCTCATCTATGAATTTAGGTAATTCTAAAATATTATAGTTATTTTCGTATTTTCCTATCATATATTTAACAGGGTCAATAAGAGGACTGTATTTTATAAATACTTCTTTGTTAAATTTATTATTACATACATCTGTGATTGTTGCTAAAAATTTGTTATAATTTATTTTTTCTAAAATTTGTTCTAATTTATACTTATTATTCAAATTTATTGCATTATAATTAGAGCTATTTAAGTTGAAAAAATTATTGTATAATGGAAAATAATTTTGAGAATTTTCTATATCTAATAACTCACTATTGTTAAAGTTCTCAAAAAGCTGTTTATTATTATTTTTTCTATAGTTTATTTCCATTTAATAAATATAAATAACAAATACTTATTTTTTTAATTTATAACACAAATAAATATATTAAACTATTAAATAGCAAACTATTAAGTTTAAATAGCAAATTATTAAGTTTAAATAGCAAATTATTAAGTTTAAATAGCAAATTATTAAGTTTAAATAGCAAACTATTAAATATAGCTAATAAATATAAAGTTGTTTAGTAATGACATTAGAATTAAAAAAATTTGACATTAAATCTATAAGTTTTAGACCAGATGAAAATAAAGGGCCCGTTATTGTGTTAATAGGGCGTCGTGACACTGGTAAAACTTATTTAGTGCGAGATTTGCTATATTACCATCAAGATATTCCAATAGGGACAGTAATCAGCGGAACAGAAGCAGGTAACGGTTTTTATGCTGAGCATGTTCCTAAATTATTTATTCACGATGAATATAATACTGCCATTATTGAAAATATTTTGAAAAGGCAGAAGACGGTAATGAAGCAGATAAAAAAGGAAATTGAAGCTTATAAAAAATCAAATATTGATCCACGAGCATTTGTTATATTAGATGATTGCTTATATGATGGAAGCTGGACAAAAGATAAGATGATGCGTCTCCTATTTATGAATGGTCGGCACTGGAAAGTGATGTTGGTGATAACAATGCAATATCCTTTAGGTATTCCTCCAAATTTGCGCACGAATATCGACTATGTTTTTATATTGCGTGAGCCATATATAGCAAATAGGCGGCGTATTTATGAAAACTATGCAGGTATGTTTCCAACCTTTGAGAGTTTTTGCCAGGTTATGGATCAGTGCACAGAAAATTATGAGTGTTTAGTGATCAATAATAATGCCAAATCGAATAAATTACACGACCAAATATTCTGGTATAAAGCCGAACATCATAAAACATTCAAACTCGGCTCAAAAGAATTCTGGGAAATAAGTAAAAATATGGACTCCGATGACGACGAAGAGATGTATGACCCTAATTCGAGAGATAAAAAGAAAGGCCCCAAAATTAATGTGCGCAAAACTAAATGGTAAAGAGTTGCTTCCATAATTTTGTTTCTAAATTATATAAACAACAACGATTTAAAGACTAATTACATTATTATAGTATAAAAATGACTTCTCTCGACATTGTTAATTTAATAACAAATAACCCTATTACAAAGCTAAATGCTAACAATAATAATAAATTATTAGAAAAAGTAAAAGCTAACTTTACAGAAATGGAGCAACAATTATTTATAGCTAACTTTTATACTTATTTAAATTATGATAAAACAGCAGATTTTATTGTAGATATAGATTATATTTGGAAGTGGTTAGGATTTAATAAAAAATATAATGCAAAATTATGTCTTGAAAAAAATTTTATAATTAATAAAGATTATAAATCTAGCGATGTTATACCTAATACTAGTTTTGCTCCTGAACGTTCAGGAGCAAAAAACACAGGCAGTGGTGGTCACAATATTCAAAAATTTTTTTTAAATATTAAGACCTTTAAATCATTATGTTTAAAGGCACAAACAAAAAAAGCAGATGAAATACACGAATACTATATTAAGTTAGAAGAATTAATCAATGAAGTATTAGAAGAAGAAGCATTAGAAATGAAAAATAAATTACTAATAAAAGATAATCTTATTACAAATGCTATTCAAGATAAATTAAAAGCAATTGAAAAAACAATTGTTTCTCAATTTCCTGTAAATTGTGAATGTATTTATTTTGGAACTATTGATAATTCAAACGCTGAAGGAGAGAAATTAATAAAATTTGGACATAGCAATAATCTCTCTGTGCGATTACAAGACCACCATAAAACTTATGAAAATTTTATTCTTCGTGATGCTTTCAAAGTTCATAATAGGCAAGAAATTGAGAATGCTATTAAAACAAGCTCTAAAATTAGAAAACATTTACGCACCATTGAAGTAGATGGAAAAAATAAAAATGAAATATTAGCATATGATGAAACCAACTTTACAATTCTTTGTCTCTCAAGATATATTAAAAATATAATTTCTGAAAAATCATATAGTATTGAAAAATTTAATATTTTAGTAGAAGAAAATCAAAAATATAAAGCAACGTTAGAGCAATTAAGTGATGAAAATGAAAAATTGAAGGTCCTTAATAATGAATATATAGAAAAAAATGAAAAATTAGAGCAAGTTCTTGCATCTATTACAAATAATTATGAAAACGTTAATGAAACAGTTAGTGTAAATAATGATGAAACTAATATAATAAGTGTTGAACTTAAAAATAAGTTTGATAAATTTATTGATGAGTGTTGTTTTCTTCATAAAGAGGTAGATGTAGCTTCAACAACTATTGTAGGGCAATTTCGTATTTATAATAGAGAGAAACCTACAAAACTCGTATTTAGCATGTTTAATACATATATGAGAACACGATTTTTAGCATGTCGCATTAGCGGTCAAAATAAGAATCAAGTTGTTCATGGATTTAAAGGAATAAAGCTAAAAGACATTGTATATAAAAAAAGCAGTAGTTCAAATGAAATAGAAAATTTTATTTTTGAAAGCTGCATTTTCTCTCCCGAAGGTCGCGCTTCAACTAATAAAATTGTAGAAGAATTCATAAATTATAAAAAGAATAACAGTTTATTAATCAATAATAACGAGGACAAAGATGTTAAAAATTATTTAAAAAATTGTCAATATATTCTCGGTGGGCCAGTTCGCCTACATAATATAAATGCTACATATGAGGGTTATTACGGTATTACTCTAAAAAATGACTATTATCAGGAAGCTAGAGATCACCAAATTGCGACTAGTGGTAAAAAAGTTCAAAAAATAGACGCTAGCACTAAAAATATATTAAATAATTGGACCACAATAGCAAAAGCAGCAATTCACGAAGATTTCTCTCCGGCTAAAATGAGCAGAGCAATCAAAAACAACACTTTAATTAATAATGCTTATTATGTTTTAGTAAAGTAATTACTAATTGTATTCTAATATATTTTGCGACTGTTCTAACGGTTGCAAAATATATATACACTTTGCCCCCATACTTAATTGTATTTTTTGGTCCTGAACGTTCAGGAGCAAAAAACATATAACAAAAACAATATAAAGAAAAAAACGCAAAATTAGAAGTCATCACCAAATTCGAAAGTGTTTAATTTAGCATTTTTAGTTGTAAGCGAATACTCACTTACTCGGTCTTCGAAAAAGTTGGTTTTTGTTTCAATACTAATGTTTTCCATCCAATCAAACGGATTTTTGCTTTCATAAATTTTGTCACCTCCTAACTGAACACTTAACCGGTCAGCAACAAATTCAATATATTGTTTCATTAATACTTGATTCATACCAATTAATCTGCACGGAAGCGAATCGTTAATGAATTCGAGCTCAATAGCTACAGCTTCGCTAATGATTTCGTGAATTTTTTGCTTTTTAAGTGGCTTTTCTAATTTGCTATGTAATAATACAGCAAATTCGGTATGTAATGCTTCATCGCGCGAAATTAGCTCATTTGAAAAGGTTAGTCCAGGCATTAGTCCGCGCTTTTTCAACCAATAAATAGCGCAAAATGCACCTGAGAAAAATATACCTTCAATGCAAGCAAACGCAACAAGGCGAGTAGCAAAATTGGATTTTTTATCATTAATCCACTTTATAGCCCATTGACCTTTCTTCTTAATGCATTCATATTCATTTAGTGCATTAAATAATTTGTGCTTTTGTTCTTTATCTTTAATATATGTATCGATCAAAGTGGAATAAGTAATAGAGTGAATATTTTCCATAGCAATTTGTAGCCCGTAAAATGCTCGAGCCTCACTTAATTGAACTTCGCCCATAAAACGCACGCCTAAATTTTCTAAGACAATTCCGTCACTGGCAGCAAAAAACGCTAAAATCATAGATATGAAATGTTTTTCGTCATCATTTAACGTTTCCCAATCTTTATTGTCTTTTGAAAGATCAATTTCTTCTGCTCTCCAAAACAAATCTTCTTGTTTTTTATACATTTTCCAGATGTCTTGGTCCTTGATTGGAAACATAACATAACGATTAACGTCTTCTTGTAATAGAGGCTCTACCCAATTCTTATTCATTCTAAATAATATATGTAAATATTTTTATATAATTTTAATAAATTATATAATTCTAATTTTATATTTTTATGTTTATATTTTTATGTTTATATTTTTCTATTTTTAATATTTGATTTTAATATTTGATAATTTTGTAATAAAAAAATCATCAATATATAATTAAATGACAGACAGTTATGGAATTTCTGTTGCTAAGTATGATATGAAAATAAAAAAATTATTACAAGATATTGCTAATGATGAGGAGATTAAGATTAAACAATATATAGATTTAAAAGAATTTTTGCCAAAATGCAGTGAACGTTATAAGAAAGATATTATACTATTGTTGGATGAACGTAAGTTATATTTACAATATAAGATACAAGATAAAGAGAGACAAATTGAAGCATTATTAAAAGTTTTGGATTATTTAAATACTTTAGAAAAGAATAAGCAATGTAAAACACATATTCAGGAAATTTTAGATAAAATTACAGAATTACAAAATGAAATAACAATGCTACGCACTATTATTTAGAGATTTAGAGAAATTATATAAATAATAAAAGAATAATTATATTCTTATATAATATTATATAAAACATGAAATATAGAAATTCAAAATCTATGTTGAAAAAAGTTATTGAGAGAAAAGTGTTTAATGATAATTTTCTCAATAATAAAATAATCAATAATAAAATAACGCTATTTATAGTATCAGCATTAGCATTTTTTTCATTGTATATACATATAACTAGTTCACATTTCACTGCAGTACTATTATTTTTCTTAACAGCTGGTCTTGTATATACTTTTACAAAAAATATGACAGTTGTTTTAGGAATGTCTTTTATAGTAACTACATTTGCTTCTATTTTTAAAGATATTTTTGGATTTAAAGAAGGTCTTAAAAATGAAAATGAAAAAGAAAAAGTGAAAGAAGGATATAAAGACGATACAGAAAAGGAAGAAACAGAAGAAGACGAAACAGAAGAAACAACAAAGAAAGATTCAGATACCAAAAAGAAGAAAAAACCATCTGAAGATATGAAAAAAAGTGAAGATACGAAAAGAGGGGATAAATTTGGCAATCAAAAATTAAACCCTGCTTTATATAACACACCAAGTAAGCAGAATATGGAAAAACAATTAGGTAAAGCTTCAGAAATGGAACAAGCATATGACAATTTAGAAAAAGTTATGGGAACAGAAAATGTTAAATCAATTTCATCAGACACAAAAGACCTTATTAAGCAACAAAACGAATTAATTAAGCAATTAAAAACAATGACGCCAGCTTTAAATGATGCTATGGCTTCTTTAGGCGGTTTAGATTTAAATAAGTTAACAGGAATGTTTAATAGTGCTACAAAAAATTTATCTGAAATAAAGGGCGCCGAATAAATTATATAGTTAAACTATTTAAAAACAAGATATATACAACAAATTTATATGATTATTACTATTTATATAATAAATAGTAATAATAATAGTAATAATAGTAATAGTAATGTTGGATAAACTTATGTTTATGTTGGATAAACTTATGTTTATGTTGGATAAACTTATATTTATTATTAATAATAAATTACATACTTATGATTATATACTATATACAATAGCTTTTTACATTGTAATTATAGCTTCGTATTACAGCTTATATGTCAATCTAACTAATAATAATTACACAATAATTTTCATATATTTTTCAATAATATTGCTTTCTTATATGAAATTTAAGAAGTTCAGTTATTTTATCGGTTATGTTTATTTATTATTTGCAAATATAATTGCTAAGAATTTTAATATGAATATTAATATTAAGGAAAACCTATCAAATAGCGGAGAAACTTTAGATGAGAAAATTGACAGGAAATCAAAAGCTAAGGAATCAGAGTTAGAAAATGAGGCTGATAATGCAGAAGAAAAAACCCCCAAAGCTACACCATGTGAAAGTTATATATTAGGAAAGTTAGCAGAAAGAAAGCTTACTATAGAAGCCAAAAATAATACTAATAATGCACCACAACGTAGTGGCAATAATTTAAATCTTGACACTTCAACTCTCGGTGGAGCACTAAGCGAAGGCATATAAAATTCACGTATACAATTAGCGGATACAATTAGCGGATACAATTAGCGGATTATATTATAATATAATATATTATAATATATATTATAATATATATTTATTATAATATTGTATGGTTAGAAAGTGTCCTCCAGGAATATTATGTATAGAAAATTATACATTGTTGTTCTTTGTTTTTTTACTACTTGTAATATTATATTTTATGTATATTAAATATACCAAAAATTTATATAGCAACATTAATTCAAGTTATAGCTCCGCTTCTTATTATTCAGGGTCAGACATAGTACCTATTTTAGGAAATGGATATAGTAATAAAGAAAATGACATATTATTGAACCCATATAGCGCACCGTTACGAGACGATAGAATTTATAATAATTCTAATTATAACGGTCCAAAAACACCTATAAATATTCCAACACAGTCAATAAATACCGCATATAGACAAATAGGAATATTGACTCGCGTAAATGGGTCAGAAACAATACTACCATTAATGGGGAGACCATTAATTACAAATAGAGATAAATGGAATTTCTACACAATGAATGATAAAAACGGTATGATAAAATTACCTGTACGTTTTAAAAATAAGAGTTGCACTTCTTGTCAAGGATGTGATAATGTATATAGCGGCGATACTGTATATGTTGAAGGATATTCGGATATATTTAGAGTAACTGTTTATGATAATAATACATTGGAATACATTCCAAGTTTATAAAATTAAAATAATATAATTTATATAATATAATTTATATAATATAATTTATATAATATAATATAAATATGGCATTTACAAGATTTTATGATGACCCGTGTAGAATTCAAAAGTATTTAGAAGAGTCTACAAGTATAGGTAACTATAATATTAATGTTCCAGGTAATGGACCAGACTTGTCATATTTTAATGACCCGTATATAAAATTACAAAAATGGGGAGGAAATTTGTCCACAAATAAAACAGATTTAGAGAGCGAATTGTTTGTATTACATAGAAAATTAAATCGTGATACAATTAAAGAAAATAATTATGTTGATTATTTGAATAATAATAATATTTATTATCAAAATAACAAAAATACTAATACTAATGAAATAACAGGACAAACTCGCTCCACACATCCCGCGTGGGTATATAGAGAGATTAATAATTTCAACAAACAAAATAATGAACACTATGTTCCAAATAATTTTAAGTATTTACATTTAAATCCGCAAGAAAATATTTGTATTCCTTTTCATAACAACATAAATTCAAGAATTTTACAAAAAGATTATTATGCCTTAAATAATAATTTTGATAAAGAAAAAAGAATAACAAATGAATAAAATAACAAATGAATAAAAATTACAATTTATTACAATTTATTACAATTTATTACAATTTAATTTTATTATTTAGAAACTTGTTTAAACTAATAATATAATATATTATTTAATATTATATAATATTAAATAATATGGCGGCACTTGCTATACCTATAATTGTTCTTGGAAGTATATTTATATTATCAGAGCAAGAGAAAAAAGATAAAGTTAAAAATTCAGCACAACAAGAAATACAAAACACACGTGATTTATTTTTAACCAACGCTAATAATTCTAACCCAATAACAGGAATAACTAGTACAGGTATTACAACAAAGATTAAAACACGCGATTCAGAAGGGTTTGCTAATTATAATAATTATAGTACTAATACTAATACCAATAATTCACAGTCTTCGGAGTCAACATATAATACTGACGCATATAACAATATTAATTTAATGTCAGGAAATCAAATGACTAAACAAGAATTTAATCATAATAACATGCAGCCATATTTTGGTGCTAAAATTAGAGGCCCAACTTTTGATACAAATATCACAGAAACCATTTTAGACTCCAAACAAGGAAGCGGCAGCCAGAATTTTTCTAAAGCTGAAATTGCGCCATTGTTTAGGCCTGATGAAAATTCGCATCATACTACTGGAACCCCCAATAATAGTGATTTTTTTCAATCTCGAATGAACGAATCAATGAAAATGTCAAATGTAACTTTGTGGGAACCGCAAAGAGTTGGTCCTGGTCTTAATTTAGGCTATGGTTCTCAAAATGCGCAAGGATTTAATACAGGCGGTGTTGAAGGCGGTCACGGATTTAATTCAGGAATGATGGCTCGTGAAAGCTGGATGCCTAAAAAAGTCGATGATTTGCGCACAGAAAATAAACCCAAAACGACTTTTGATTTAAATGGTCATCAAGGACCAGCAATATATCCTATTAAATTACAAGGTCCAAACAATAAAATAGGTGTTGTTGAAAAACATTTGCCTGACAAATCGTTCGAATCGGGACCAACTCGTTGGTTTACTACTACAGGGGTTGAACAAGCACCGCCGATTAGAAGCACACACGTAATACCAATGGAAAATAGGATTGACACTACACGTGAATATTATGGTTCTAGTTCAAATGCGCAAAATGGACAAGCAACTTATACAAATCCAGATTATGAAGAGTCTAGGCGTCAAAATTTAGCTGCACTACCTTTAACTAATACAAGCGCTACAGGAACAAACTATGCAAGCCCGTCCGATTATGGTTCAATGAGTTATAACATTTCACAAAATAATCGAACAACGCAGCAAAATAGTCAAGAATTTGGAGGCGTATATGGAATGGCAAGAGCAGTTATTACACCTATATTAGATATTTTCAGACCAACAAGGAAAGAAAATGTTATTGGAAATTTACGCGAAACAGGTAATGTAAATGGATTAAATCCAGTAGGACATATATTTAATTCTGATGATAAGACAAAAATAACAAATAGAGAGATGACAACAGAAAAAATAGATCTAAATTATGTAAATGTACAAGGGCAAAACTATAGAGGTGATGGATATAAAGTCAGCGGTCATCAAAATTATGACAACCAAAGAACAACTACAAATAAGGAGTATATTGGAACAGGTGGAGCAAATAACCAAGGGCAGCGACTTTATAACAACGCTTATGCTCAACAAAATAATGTTAATAAGACTTATGAGTCACGATCAAATCAAGGAGGTATGTCACTATTTAATAATTATAATAATGCTACCACCTCGCGAAATGATAGCATATTTCAGCAAAATAGGCAGTTAATAACTAATGGGGGGCCAAAAATATTACCTTCTACACAATTTATCGGAGAGCTAAATGGAATGCAAAGCTATGATCTAAATTATAATAATGCACGATTGGACGAGTCATTATTAAGTGCCTTCAAAAATAATCCATATACACAATCTCTCGCAAGTGTTGCATAATATCTTGTAAAATATTATATTCTTAAAAATATTATATTCTTAAAAATATTATATTCTTAAAAATATTATATTCTTAAAAATATTATATTAAAATTAATTGTTTAAACATTATTAATAAAGAATAAATAATAAATATGTGCGGAATAACGTTCATATATTCAAAAACAAATAATAATGCTCTAAAGCATATTTTTAATAGCCTTGAATTAATACAAAATAGAGGTTATGACTCAATGGGTATATGCTATTATAATCAAAATACTGCAAATTATGACATAATTAAAAAAGCATCAACAGCAAAAGATGATTGTTTAACTCTCTTGAAAAATAGGTTTAATATAAACAAAAACGATTTAAAGACAAGCATCCATTCAAAATTTGCAGTCGGACATACGCGATGGGCAACACACGGGGGAAAAACAGACGCTAATGCACATCCTCATATTTCTAATAATGGAGAAATTATATTAGTACATAATGGCATAATTAATAATTTTTTAAGTATTAAGGAATTTCTAATTTCGAAAAATTATACTTTTTATAGTGAAACCGATAGCGAGGTAATAGCTAATTTGATAGAATATTATATTAATAATAATAAATGTTTCGAAGACGGTCTCACACAAGCTCTTGATATGTTAGAAGGGACGTGGGGATTAGTAATTATTTATACTAAGGCGATTGATACATTTTATGTGTCGCGACGTGGCTCTCCATTATTATTAGCAAGCAATACAAATTATATATTATGCTCTTCTGAAATAAATGGCTTTAATGGGCTTGCGCAAGATTATATAGCATTAAACGACAATAGTGTAGTAAAAATAAGCAATAATAATTATACATTTTTAGAAACTAAAAATTGTGAGGGACAAGCACTGATTACTGATTCTTATATTAAATATAATATAGAAAACGTAGATTATGAAAATATATTGATGAGTAAAAAGCAATATAAGCATTGGATGTTGAAAGAAATAATGGAACAAGACGAATCAATACAAAAAGCATATAATTATGGTGGTCGTATTAATGGTAATACTATAAAATTGGGGGGTCTTGACCAAATACTTAATATAACATCATATATTGAATATATATATTTAATTGGTTGCGGAACAAGTTATAACGCTGCGCTAGCGGGAGAGATTTATTTAAATGAGTTAAATAAGTTTGTAACTGTAAAATGCATAAATGCGTGTGAGTTTACCGAAAATTGTTTACCGAATATAAAAAATTATTCAACGCTAATGTGTATTTTTTTGTCTCAATCGGGAGAAACAATAGACGTGTATAATAGCTTGAAAATTTGTAAAAATAAGCGATGTTTGACAATGGGAATAATTAATAAGGTTGACTCGCTGTTAGCACGAGAGGTTGATAGTGGTGTATACTTGAATGCGGGATTAGAAATAAGTGTCGCTTCCACGAAGTCTTTTACAAGTATGTTAGTGGTGTTAAGTTTAGTAAGTATGTGGTTTGTTAATAATCATCATAATAATAATATGAAAATAAACAGTCTTAGATTTCTCTCACACTCACTAAAGCAAATGCTATTTTCTAATTCAATTAATAACAAGTTACTCGCTTTGAGAACTAATATAATACTTAAAAATTACAGCAGTATATTTATATTAGGTAAGCACAAGCTATATCCAGTAGCGTGTGAAAGTGCGTTGAAAATAAAAGAGGTGTGTTATATTCATTGCGAGGGATTTTCAGCAGGTTCTCTAAAGCATGGACCATTTGCTTTATTAGACAACACTAATTTAACATTATTATTAATTGATAGTAATGATATTACTAATTATAGTAATTTGAAATCTACATATTATGAAATAATCGGACGAGAAACTAACCTATTTATAATAACAAATTCTCAAAATGTTATAAATGAATTACAAGTAGCTGAAAGTAATTGTATAGTAATAAATAAATTGGATTATTATAATGAAATATTATTTACAATATTATTACAAAAATTGGCTTATGAAATTTCTATAGCAAAAGGTATAAATCCGGACAAACCGAAGAATTTGGCTAAGGTTGTGACTGTGGAATAAGATGCTGATTTATCTCTCGAATATTTTGTTTTATTTTATTTTATTTTATTTTATTTTATTTTATTTTATTTTATTTTATTTTATTTTATTTTATTTTATTTTATTGTTAGAATAAAATAAAATCTATAATTAAAATCTTAATTTCCACCTGTTACGATTAACACTGGTTTCGTATACATTTGGTCTAAGTTGTGTATTATAAAATGTATTTTGATTATAAAAAATTTCGTTGGCTGGATTTACTAATGTTCTAAAATTATGTATGTTAATAATATATTCATTTTGGATCAGTGAGCTTACTTTGTTCCTTGTATCATCTTGTGTATCTGAAACTGAATTCTTATCAATACTATAATCTAATTCATAAATATTACTTAAATTATCTCTAAAATTTTTTTGTATATAATTATTAGGTTCCTTATTATTTATTAATCTTATTGGAGTATCATGAAGATGAATAATCTCTTTAGAATTTAAAGGGAAAAACTGCGTTCTGTCTACACGTAGTTCATTTAGCAAGACTCTATCGTACATTGCGTTATCTTCTAATCCCCACCCCCAATTATTAGGAAACCCATTACATTTTTCAAAATCTTCACCTGTAATGGAAAAAATACCACCTAAAGCAAAGATAAATCCATAAAAATGCTTGACAGTGCCTTGTGAAGTAATATAGTTGAACGTATTTTTTGCTGCTGGAATCGTATCAATATCGTTAAAAACAAATGTAATATTTTTATAATCATTTGGATATTTATTTTTCATAGCAAGAAATCCGATATTTTTTGTAGCTCCCCTATTAAAAGGTCTCGTGTCTGTTTGATGACTATAATAGATTTCATAATCGTTTATATTATAATCTTCCATTATATATTTCATATAAATAGAAAAATGCGTCTTTTCCCTTTCACGATTTCTATAAGGAATAATGAAAATAAGCTTTGGAATCATTGATTCCATTAATATATAGTTATATAATTATATTTAAATATAATTAATATATACTTATAATTAATATATACTTATAATTAATATATACTTATAATTAATACATACTTATAATTAATACATACTTATAATTAATACATACTTATAATTAATTATATTTTTTTAGTATAGTTTCAGGAATAAGAATAGATTTGTAACCTTCGAGTTTTTTGTAACATTTATTAATAGTAACTTCGCTAATCTTGCTAACATTATTAATTGATGCTTTCGTAATATTTAGATTACAAACTTGAGATATAAAATAAATTATGCCTCCAGCAATAGAATGAGGCGTATTTTCAGGTATTAATTTTAATTGCTCTATTTTAAAAGCAACAAACTTACATAAATTTGTAAGCTCATTGTTAATATTTAATTTGCTACAAAATCTCTCAATAAACGATGAGGGTGTCGTTTGACTTAACGAAGTAATGTCATCATTTAGAGTACTATTGTGCTCTATTTCATTAATAATTGTAAGAGCGTTTTTACATCCTTTTGTTGCACTCGCATTGTCTAAATTAAATATGTCAGCTATTTCTTTAGCTGTTCGTGGATAATTATTAATTCTACAAGAAATATAAATTGATGCCGCAATAATCCCATCACGATTAAGACCACGATACGTCTTTGTTTCCGATATTTTTTTATGAAGGCGCATAGCCTCATCTATAATAATTTTTGGAATACCCGAATTTTGAGATATATTTGAAATTAATTGAAATTCATCATAGCGCGACTTTTCTTTATATGGCATAGCTTGCCAATCAGTATATCTGCGAATTTTATGCATTTCATAACTTGATTTACCAGGGCACAACACTTTACAACTATACGAAGACTCTTGGAGTAAAGGATTGATCGGCATTCCACAGCGAGTTGGGTCTGAATGACTATTATCGTCTGCCCCGTAAAATCTCCACTCAGCAGTTTGATCTAAATTATCTTTAAAAATAAGACCGCAACAAACGTTAGAGCATGTTAGAAATCCATCTTCACCAATAAATAGCGAATTGTCACAATTTGCGCAAATATTATCACATGTAAGCATGTCTTTTTCTTTTGTATAAACACATTCAAAGTCAGGCTTTTCTTTATATTCTTCATCAAAAATAGTCCATAGTTTTTTATTTGAATTTTCCTTTAATTTATTTTTCCTTGTTTCTTGTTTGCTTGATTTTTGCTGTTTATTTATATTAGTATCATTATGTAATTGTTGTGACATTTATTCTCTCAATTATTTAATAATTTACTTTTAAACTTATTTGTTTCAATTATATATTTTAATATATATACTATTATAATATTATAATATATTAGTATATATTATGAATTTCTTAACAGATAATTTTCTAACAAATTTAATATTTGGTTCAAACAAGACACACGAAGAACTCAACACTTTTGTAAATAAGAAATTCACATTCTTTTTGAATAATTCTAATTTACTGTTGAATTCAGTTTCGGATTTTGAAGACTATAAAACAACTAAGACTATCAATCCAAGAAGTAATTGTGATGAATGTGAAGATTTATTTATATTAACAAATGACATTTTTGAGAAATATTTAAATAAAGTCACTATTCCTTTCGATATTAATATTGCTGATAATACTAATAATGAAGATCCAAATTCTAAAACAAACTACAAAAATAAGATTTTGTATTTTTTTGATTTAAAAGACTTAAAAAAAATATTGAATGCTGAAAATTTAGCAAATTCAAGTTCTGATTTGGCTGTATTTAATAAAAAGAGAGTATTGTGCAAAATTATTTCTTTAAGTTTTATTAAAATTTATATTATTGTTAAAAGTATTTACCAAACATTTAATATATATGATTCATTAATTACTAAAAAAAACGACTATGATCCAAGCAAGCAGCAAGAGCAATTTAGACCAGATGCTGTTAGACAAGATGTTCCACAGCTTGGACCAGATCCTCTTAGACAAGATGTTCCAGATGCTGTTAGACCAGATCCTCTTAGACAAGATGTTCCACAGCTTGGACCAGATGCTGTTAGACCGGATGTTCCACAGCTTGGACCAAATGCTCCACAACTTGGACCGGATGCTCCACAACTTGGACCAGATGCTCCACAACTTGGACCGGATGCTCCACAGCTTGGACCAGCTGCTCCACAACTTAGACCAGATGCTCCAGAACCTAATACGGAGCTTAAACCAGATGCTCAAGAACCTAATACGGAGCCTAAACCAGCACAAACAGGTGGAAATTTTTTACAAGATTTATTTAAAAGCTTTACAGGTAAGACAAAAGAACCAACAACAGAACCAGCAACAGCAACAACAACAGAACCAACAACAGAACCAGCAACAGCAACAGCAACAACAACAACAACAGCACCAACCAATCCATTAGAAGAAAATACCAAATTAAAGACTTCTAAAAATGTATTTTATTCAATATTTGTTATATTGTTTGACAGCTCTGGTAATGAACTGTTTACAACAAATTTCAATCTTAAGTTTTTACTTAATGCTGTTTCTAATATGGAAAACGATAAACTATCAAGAAAAATACCAAAGATTATGAAATATATTTGCGAAGCAAACATAGATTCAGAAAAATTTATGGGTGAAACTAGTTTATTGTTTAGAGATGATAATTTTAAATTTATGAAAATGGAAACATCGAGCGGAGCACAAGATGAGGCCAGTATATTTATAGAACAATTAGAAAAAGAAAATGAATCGTTAAATAGAATTATAGTAAAAAAGAAAGCGCTGTTTCAGAGTACTTTAAAGAAAGAAAGTCTAAATTTATTATTGAATTACTGTACAAAAGTAGATAGTTTACAATTTGCGAGCGACAAGCTTTTTACTAAAATTAAAGAAAATTTAAAAATAATGATAAAAAACTACTTTAAATCAAGAGCAGAGTTATATGAAAATATTGTCAAGCAAATATTCGTGTTTGATTACAAGTCTCACGAAATTACAAGCTTAAGTAGTAAATTAACATATGCATTAATTATAGAACTTAGTAAAAAGGCTAAAATAATATTATTGGATTTACACATAACTGTTTTTACATCATTAAATAAAATTTTAACTGATATTGCTAATGAAATTAATATAAATCCACCGATTATTAATACCAATACCACAGAGGATAAAAGCCTCGAACAAAAACAAGAACCACGGCCGGATTTTGTTGGTGGCGGCACAAGAAAAAATAAAAGAAGATTAAAGAAGAATAAAACATTCATAAAGAGAAAGAAAAATAAAAATAAAAATACAAATAAGAAATAAGAAATAAGAATAAGAAATAAGAAATAAGAAAAAAATTGATTTATTAGATTAAAATATTTTTAGCAATTAAAATAAAGTTAAAAATGTTTTCAAACAAATTTCTCTATATTCCTGATTATGTTGTGTATGAAGATATTCCTACAATTATTAATTATTTTGATTACTATAATATTGCTAAAGTTAAAAATGTAGAGATTCATAAACATAATGAAGCCGAATACTTAACTGAAGACAATAGTAATATTAATTATGGTTTTGCTATTATTGAAATTGATTATTATTACAATAATCAGGGAGCACGTAATTTCTATTCAAGTATTGAAAATAGTAAAGGTCTAATGGTGTATGATGACCCTAATTCTTGGGAAGTCCAATTTAGTCCATTTAATACTAATACTATTAATAGTCAAGTTATTAAAGAAGAAGATGATGATGAGTGTGTATTTGAAGAAGAAGACGAGGCAACTTTAGATGATTTTAATTATGATATTTATAAACAAAACTTTAATAGTTTTAAGAAGAAACAATATTCCAAGAAGCAAAAATTTAATGAGCACCTAATTGAAATTAAAAAATTACTTAGCACTATTAGCAATGATCAAGATAAAATTCGTAAATTATTAATTATTAATAATAATTTAAAACATAAGAAGCAAAATAAGAAGCAAAATATTAATCAAAATAGGGATGTAAAAACTCCGTGGAGTCGGCGTCTTCGTGTTAAATTTTAAGTAGTTATTTAGTTATATAGTTATTTAGTTATTCTTTTTCTTTTTCTTTTTCTTTTTCTTTTTCTTTATAAAACTCATCATCATTAATAGGTGCTTCTTTACAACATCCGTATGTTGTGCGATGCCATTTACTAATTCCGTATTTTTTTATTGATTCAATATGTTTAGACGTTCCATATCCCTTATTAGTTAAAAGACCGTAATATATATTCAATTTAGGAAAATTGTCACACATCTCTCTAATATACTTATCATGCTCTACTTTTGCCAATATTGAAGCAGCAGCAATTGAGCAATATTTATTATCTCCGCCTTCAATCATAATATGATTAAGTTGTTTTATAATATTATCTGTTTCACAGTAATACGTAAAAGGTTTAAAATCATTACCATCTACTAACAAATAACACATACTATTTGAAATATGTACATTGTTTTTTTCATAATAACTATTAATAATTTGCTTAACTGATCTATGCATAGCATTTAAAGTAGCTTGCCTAATATTTATAGAATCTATAGTTTTCTCATCTTCATAAGAGACAGCCCAAAATAAAGCATTAGTTTGTATATAATTAGCAACCTCTATTCTTTTACTTTCAGAAGTAAATTTCTTGCTATCCTTTAATAATTCATAATTAAATTCTTCATTGTTAGGTAAAATAACTGCCGCACTATAAACTCTGCCAAATAATGGCCCTCTTCCTGCTTCATCAATACCTATTTCTATAATAGCACTATTATTGTATTTTTTTTCAAGACATATTTTAGAACTTTTTGCACTTTTTGCACTTTTTGCATTTTTAACATTTAACATTTAAAATTATATAGAAATTTTATTATATTTATTATATATTAAATATAAATGACATTCAATTTTAATAAAAAAAATTTATTGATTATTATGTTATTGATAATTGTAATATTATCAACTATTGTTTATGTTAATATGCAAAATATTAAAGAAACATTTGTATCTTCAAATAGAATAGATACAACCAATATTATATTAGATGGAACTGATAGTAGTTATAACTATTATAAATTAAACACATCTGCAAGCAAATATACTTTTAAAAATATTGAGTATACTTCAAATATTGCTAATTATTTAACTTATGTAACAAGTGTTTCAAATGATATTTTTGAAACAGGAACAAGTAATACAGCACGCACATATTTTAGGGATAAAAGAGCATTGATTGGGTATAATACAGATAATTCTAATGTATCACTATATACTATAAAGCCAACTGCGAATATAGAATTAACAGGCATTAATAGAACAACAGGCACGCAAAGAGAAAAAAGCGTCCAAATGTTACTCATTGAAAATTCTGGAAATTTATATGATTTAAGTGATAACAAGTTATCAGGTGTTATGCTAAAAGTTAATAATGTAGATATTATTAAAGATGGAAAATTTGAAACAAAAGTAACCCCTGCTGCCGATCCAGTCGTTGTTGCTGGTGCTCCTGCCACTGCCACAACAGGCGACATTGTCTTTAATGGATTATATGGAATGCCCGGATTCAGTAATAGCATATCAGGTATTAGCGATGAATTAATATTATATATGATGCAAAACGGAGGTTTTGGAACTTCATATGTTCCACCAATATATAATAATTTTGAAACAGCTATGAATTTAGCATCAAATCCTATTGTTAATCCTGTAAATTCAATGAACCCTTTAGAGTATGCTCAAACACTTTTTGGCCCACAAGTAACACCTATTATGTCTAAAAATTCAATTTTAAATAGTTCCATTGATAGTGCGCAAGTAAACGAGGGAACTAATGATTCAAATAAAGATAATACTAAATCTAACTCAAACACATCAGTAAGAGATATGTTCAAATTTGACAATGATGGTAATCTATTGTCACAAAATATAGGTAGTAAAAGCAGTGACTCAGGTACAAACAGCATTAATAAAAATTCATCCTCAATAAATCAGGACTCTAACTTATCGCAAGGAAAGTGCCCTCCATGTCCAGGACCACAAAGATGTCCTGAAAGCAATTTTGAATGTAAGAAAGTTCCAAATTATGAGCAAGGAATAGACAACGCATTTTTACCAAGACCTGTATTGGCTGATTTTAGCACATTTGGTATGTAAATAAATAATGTTTGTGTTAGTATTAATGTTGAATATTATTACTATTTAAAGAGTAATAATATTTATTATATACATTTAGCTCAACTATTATGAAACTAATAAATTAGTTTTATAGATAATAGTATCATATTATGTATTATTTACAAATTTTCTAAAATTGCTGTTTTCTTAGTAACTTACAATAGAGAATCACCTCCTCCTCAGCCACCATTTTGCTTTCTAGATCTTCTTCTAGTTCTAGATCTTCTTCCTGTTCTAGCTCTTCTTCCGGTTCTAGCTCTTTTTCCGGTTCTAGATCTTGTTATTCTAGATATATTACTTAATGAAGAGATTGGGGGTATTGTGCTCTGTGGTGATATTGCTTTCTTTGTAAAATTTTTTAAAAAACCAAAAATGTTATTGTGGGACAACAAAGGAGCGTTTGCTTTTGAGCGTTTTCTTCTTTTTAAATGAGTAGAGTTCGACATTTATAATATATATAAATATTTTAATTAGAATTTAATTAGAATTTTATTAGAATTTTTATTTATGTTTAAAACATTTTTTATCTATTTTAAATGTTTTGCATTTTTTCTCTTGTGGAACAATATTTATTACGCATTTAGCTTTTTTTCCATATAGCGGTGTTGTGCAACCTTTTTCTTTCTTTTTTGTAAAATTAAATATTTTAGCTTTTTCAATAGTACATCGCGACCTAAAATTTTCATAATTATCGCGAACTTCACAATATGTTAAACCAGACGTCTTTCCCAACATTGTATTTATTTGTTCGTGTAAATTAAAAATGTAACGCGAAAAATTATTACGGTTTTCAAAAATGGAATCTGTTAAAGGAAATTTCTTAAAATTATTTTTTAGATTTATTCGACAATATTTACAAGGTAGTGTATATTGAAAATTAAGCATTAGTTGTTTATATTTTTGTTTTTGTATGTTAGTTGGTTTAATTGGATAATTGAAGCTCATTACATGTAAATAATGCCATAAACTTGGTCCCCAAATACTTGTTAACATACCATCTCCACTATTATAATCTTTGTTATTAAAAATCCTTTTTTTTGTATTTTTTTTGGCATTATTTTTGGCATTATTTTGTGGATTAGTTTTGGCATTATTTTGTGTATTGTTTTTTGTATTTTTTTTTGTATTATTTTTCATAGTTATTACTTAATAGTATTACTTAATAATATTAGATAATATTATAATTTATTTATTATGTTAAATATAAATTTATTATTTATTTAATATATATAAATATGTTTAAAAGCTTTTCAAACATTTTGAATGGTTCTTTAGTAACTTTGAAAGAGTTTGCTGTTAATAGCCTAAAAGACAAAACAACAATCTTATTATTATTAATATTAGTAATAATATTTGTGATTATAGCTTACTTTATATATAATACTTTTATAAAAAGCATTATAAGTAAAAATCACCAAGTCAATAAAGAATTTATTGACAAAACAAGTAGCGATGATGTATTAATAATATATTTTTATACACAATGGTGCCCTTATTGTAAGCAATCATTACCTGAAATTACAAAATTTGAAGAATATGTTAATGGATTAAATGCTGAAAACAGTTATAAAATTACAGTAACCAAGATCGATTGTGATGAAAATCCAACAATGGCAAATAAATATAAAATACAAGGTTATCCAACTATCAAATTAATATATAAAGGAAAAGTATATGACTATGATGCTAAACCTAATAAACAAAATTTAATACTATTTTTAGAAACCTCCACTAAATAATGTTTTCATTAGTATTACTATTCTCAAGATTATAATTAGAATTATTCACAATTATTCTAATAGGTTCATCTGCTTCTTGTAAGCTATTAATTATAGTGGTTGGTATTTCTTGACTGCTTATATCTTGTATTACTTTTATTGCTTCTATTGATTCTATTGAATCTATTGCTTCTATTGAATCTATTGAATCTATTGCTTCTATTGATTCTATTGATTGATTACTAATATCATTAGTTCCTTGTGCTTCCAAATTATCAATAAATTTAATAGCTTGTGTTTTTCCTAAATTTATTAAATGAGCTCTTTCTTTCTCGCAAGAAATAACTTGATACCAATAGCTTATATCAATCGAGTTATATGTTAATGCGGTATTAATATTATTTTTAATATAAGTAACAATATCATTTTCAACATTTGAAATTTTAACAAACAACTTTTTAATGAGAAAAAATATATATTCAAGAAAATTAGATTCATTAGATATATTATTAGGATTTGCATCATTATATGAGTAGTTATTATAAAAGCTGTTAGACAAATCGATGGGGTGTGTTTTATCATTCATAAAGCAAAAAATTTCATCATGTGCGCATTTCTTTTCTGCTATACATATATTAATAGGGCAACCAACTATTATACCTCCATCTAAATAAAAACTATTATTAATGTATAACGGTACAAAAAGGATTGGAATAGTTAAAGATATATATAAAGCATCAAGTAATTCAACGTTTGGACTATTAATATAGTTAAATTTGGTTTGGTTTATTTCGCTTAAGCAACAAGCAAATATATTAAACTCTATTTTTGTTAAATTATAAAATTCTAATAGTGTAATATTTAGTGGTATATTTTTTGCTAAAAATAATGGCTCTAATGCACTAACTAATACTTTTTTATTAATTATACCTTTTTCATATAATATATTAATATATGAGCTATAAGTAATATTACATAATTTGTTCCAAGGTCTCTTAATTAAAAAATCATCCATCCATGCCCATTCATAATTTAATATATATATTAACCCTATAATACCTCCAACCGATATAGAATATATAGACTCAATATTTTTATAATCTATATAATTTCTCTCTGTTAAATATTTTAACGCACCGTATTCAACCATACCAATGGGACCACCTCCAGAAAAAACTAAGTGTTTTACTATTGTCATTTAATATTAATTTTAATAATATTAAATGAGAATAATTATTTATATTTTAATATTTCTATAATTTAAAATTAACTATTATGTCTAATGATATTTTTTATAATTTTTCAAGTAAAATAGATAGCGAAGACACCTCATTAAAACTAAATATTGATGACTTATATAATAAAAAACAACAACAAGATTTGAATGTATTAAAAAATTATAATAATATATTATTAAGAATACATAATAAAATAAAATATATTTCAAAAAATATGATTAATGATAACTGTTGTTGGTATGTTATGCCTGAGATGATTTTAGGGGTTCCTAAATATGACCATAGAGATTGTACTACATATGTTATTGAAAAATTACGTGCTAACGGTTTTATAGTAAGGTATACACATCCTAATTTAATATTTATAAGCTGGAAACATTGGGTTCCTACTTATGTTAGAAGTGAAATAAAGAAAAAAACAGGCAATGCTATTGATGAAAATGGTAATATTATTATTGAGGAAAATAACAATAATAGTAACGCAAATACTTCATCTTTTGGATCTCCAAATAATGAACATATGTTATTTTCTAATAATAAAAACATTAAAGCTACTTCTGCCCAGGCTAAAGATTACAAAGATATTAAAACATATAAACCTTCTGGAAATTTAATATATAATAATAGCTTATTAGAGAAAATAAATATAAAATAATATTAAATAATATTAAATAATATTAAATAATACTTAATACTATTAAATAATATTAAATAATACTTAATACTATTAAATGACACTAAAGCATATTTTAACAACTCTCTTAATTTTAATTGTTGCTTTATTTACAACTAATACTAATAGTAATAGTAATACTACTAACAATGATTGTATATATATAAAAGGAGGAGGGTTTTCTGGATTTTGGTATTATTATGGCTATTTGCAAAAAAATAATATACACAACAAAACTATTTATTGTTCTTCTTCAGGATGTGTAGCATATGTTGCTTCGATTAAGTATACTAATGAGAAATATTTATATGAATTAGCATTAGCAAATAGGCTTGAACTTGATCATAATAACATAACTAAATATGACTTAAAAGAAAGATTTATAAGTATTATTGCTACAAATATTAGCACTATACAAAATTATAATCTTAATATATTAACCACAAATTACGCAGGTCAATGTATAATTAAAAAACCTGCTACTATTAGTGAATTAATAGTAGCACTCGATGAAACAACAAATATACCATTAATAACAACAAAACTAAATTTTAGTAAAAATTTTGATGGAGGAATGTGTATAAGATTTATAAACAAATGTGCAAATACTATTACATTACCATATGATTACAAAATTTATAGTAATATTTTTAATATTTATCTGAACTATGAAGATATTACCTATTTTCTAAATTATAAATTATAACTTATAACTCAATATATATATATATGGAAAAAATTGATTTATTTTTATATATATATTATATATATATTAGCAACTTATAACTATAACTTTATTGAAAAGCTTAGCTAATGAGCTTGAAGGTGACTATGGAAACTAAACTCAAACCTTTGCCTAAGTTGACAACACTATTGCCCCCATTTTGTGGTTTTATGATTGATGACATTGTGACTTGTAATATATGTTTAGAAGACAATGATGGAGCTATTGAAGTAGATGGTTGTATTTCAGGAAAAATTAAGAGAAGACTTATTACAGCTTGTGGCCACATATTTCATAAAAAATGTTTACAACAATGGACTACTGCGTCTCGTAAAGGTTCCTTATGTGGGCTAATTAGTTGCCCTTGTTGTAGAGGACCAGTCTATATGGATGAGCAAAGCACTGAAGCAAAAAAAAAACTATTTGCTGCTTTAGCGCGTTGTGAGTGCTGTCCAAGACATCAAAGAGATAAACCGTTGTCTTATGAATATGACCCAGACTTAGATGCTAGAACTATGTCAAAAGCACAAGAAAGTGCTCTAAACACTCTTTCAGCTGAAGACTATAAATATTGGTGCCAAACTAACTCGTGGCGTCGAATGGATGAACATGAATGGTGCGATTGCCATTGTAGGACAAGAATGCGAAGAATGGTTCGTCGCATTCCTCCTCCTAGCTCTCATGACTGGCATGGTAAATAGCTTAATCATTCGAATTATCAACTTTTTTAATTTTAATTTTAATTTTTTTTTTATATTAATATAAGAAACGATTTAAAATTTTAAACTTAATATTAGTAGCTGAAAAAATTTTATAACAAGTCTAATGAGTCAATTAAATAAAGTTAGACTATGTCTTTTTTTAAACACTTGTTTGGTGCTATTTATAGGATTTTATATTACTAATTTTGCTACAGATTCTAAATATTTTCGTTTTGGACCAAATGATGATTTTATATTTATTAGCGTACAAATTAACACTACACAAAAATATTGTAGCTTATTAACCTTAATATTTGTAAATGATATAATTAGAGTTATTATTCAAGAATTTGGAGACCCAATATTATATATGAATGTTTATAATCCAGATAAAAAAGAAATAACTGAATTCAGTAAACTACAATTATATTTTTATGCTAATTCTATGTTTTTAGTAAATAATATTAGATATATTTTTACATTATTAATTAGCATAACACAAATAGATATTGCGTTATTTTCAGTAGTAGTAGAGCAAGCGGTTGTCATTGTTACAATTAAACTGTTGCTTGATGAGAAAAAATTCATAAATAGCAAATCTTTGCTCAATAAAGAGGTTGCTAGTCTAGACATTGAAATGGATAGTATAGATTCTAAAAATTAAATTAAATTAAATTAAATTAAATTTAAAATGTTGTTATGCTTATTTAAAATTGAATTGATTTTTATTTAATTAATTAGTAGCCCAGCATTTATATAGAGAGAGAGAGAGAAGCGACTATGGATGCTCAAGCGATTATGGAGTTGATGACCAACATTGAGCATGACAAGATGGTCAAGGACGCTATTGCTGGTGCGATGGAGGGTATTCAATGTCGTATGATTATTGCACATCTTCCTGAAAAGTTGCTCGAGATCATGAATATGTGGGCAAGAACCGAGTGGTATGACCACGACGGAGGGGCAAAGTTTGAGAAGTGTTTGTGGGAAGTCGTGTCTCGGGAGCTGAAGAAGCGGGTGTTTGACCTTTTGTCAGAGTGGATGAAAGAGGATGGTGGACTCGTATACCCAGAAAAGGATTTGTTTTATGCCTTGTGCACCGCATCAAATAGTTTGCATTATTATAAGGAGGAATATTGGCCGACCATGGGTACTGAGCTGGAGGCTGAGGCTTTGAACTGGGTAAAGGAGCACGATGAGGGTCGCTTGATAGAGAGCGGTGACGGTGGACATTTTCAGTATTACGACTGTGTAAATGAAGTGGTGTGTCATATTATGCCTCATCGTCCTAAGCCTGTAGAATACGAGGAGCAGGACCAGGAAGAGATTGGTTTGGTTCTTGTGGGCGCTGGCACTCTTGTGCCGTGCTGAAACTCTTGTGCCGTGCTGAAACTCTTGTGCTAATAGTGTTTAAAGGTGTGTTGTGTGTTATGTTACACATTTTTTTATTTACTAGTGTGTATGCTTCATTAAAATTGAAATGCTTTTTTATTTAGTTAACTATTAGCCTGAACAAAGGAAAACAAAACTATGGATAGTATGGATACTATTAGAGCTTTGTACGATTACGATGGTACTGGTTTTGAGCGTAGTATCAGTCGAAGCAATAGTACAGATAGTACGGATATTTGGTTAAGAACGCTTCATATTCGTATTAGCACAATGTATGATCACGCTGCTTTTGTGAGTATTATAAATTATCAAATTTCTAAGATAGTAGAAGAAATTCAAAAAACTATCGATTTAACTAAGCTCTCGAGAGATTTGAAGGCAATTATGAATAGTTGGGTACGAACACATTCGTGGTATGATGAAGATAAAATGTCAAAGTTTGAGCATTGTCTTAGGAATGTAGTGACCAAGGAAATGAGACGTCAAACTATTGAGCGTTTAGAACAACAGGACATGCCTTCTTTTCCTGTCAATGAAGATGACTTATGTTATGAATTAGAACAAGCGTTTAGTCGTTTGACAAGTTCAGATTCTTGGGATATGGACGCCGACTTGACATCTGAAGCAAAAAACTGGGTAGCAAATCACGGAGAATGCCTAATAGAAAGCGACTTTGACCGTCCTTTTTCGTGGTTTAGCAGTCGGACTATGTCGACCCGTTATCAATTGCCTCATATGTCTAAGCGCACTAACAATATAGATGTTGTATCATTGAAAGTATTAGCAATCGACATTAACCATGAATCGGGTTGGGCTTGCTCTATATGTTTGGAGAATAATTCAGAAAATCCTGTTTGTGTTAAAACTGATTGCGGACATATATATCATCACAAATGTTTAGCTGATTGTAAGCGTACGTTCTTAAAACAAAAAGAAAATAGCTCTAAGACGTCTGTTCCGTGTCCACTGTGTCGTGCTCCTTTTAGTTAATTATAATCTATTGCTATTGTCTTAATGTTTGTTTTTTATATATAAAAAAAATGTTTTTTCTTTTATTTTGCTAACTTCTTAATAATGTGTTACTTCCATTAATGAAAGCTTCGCTTTTATAAAAACATCTGCTCTGCATAATGGGCAACTAATTTTTGGTTGTGTTGAATACTTTTTAACAGCCTCATGAAACATTGGATATAAGCATGTTCTATGATAAGAATGGCCGCACAAAGTTGTCATAGTGCTAGAAGGCTCCATAATATGTAAGCAAATAGAACATTCGTCATCGCAACTTGTGCATACTTCTGTTGCTTCATTCGTTTTATCTTCTTTAAGATTACAAATGACAGCATATATTTTTTTTTTAATGTCGAAACAATCGTCATTGCTTGTTAATAAATCTAATGTTTTATTGTGTACATAATAACCAAAAATAAAAGTCCAAATATCTTTTTTATAGTCATCAATAAGTAAACGTAATCCGTGTAAATCATTATGTGCCGACGCTTTAAACGTCACATAATGAAATATTTCTAATTTAGAGTTAGCTAATTCTTCATAAAGTTGACATTCTAATGTATAAGGAAGTTTTAATCCTTTAAAACCGTCGTTTTCATCTAAAAATAAGGTTTCAACAAACAAAAATACAGAATGATTTGTCTTTAATTGAAGGTAGTCCTCACTGTCATAATGTGATTTAGTTAATACTTCATAAAAGTTCTTAATATTTTCCTTTTCCAAAATTACGTTAATCAAATACTTAGTAATTGGCGCGCTCATAATCGCTTTAGCTTATTAGTCGCTCGCTTTTGCTTATTAGTCGCTTTTGCTTAATGATTACAATATATTATAATATAATGTAATCAATTTTTTTATACTAAATAATAATTAAAATGCTCCCTTAAAATCCTCCTCGTAGTCGCAATACAAGATGTAGTGTGCTCTCTTTTTGAATATTATAATCGTTTAATGTTCGCCCATCTTCGAGCTGTTTTCCGGCAAAAATTAGACGCTGTTGATCGGGTGGAATACCTTCTTTATCTTGAATTTTGGCTTTAATATTGTCAACAGAATCAGATGGCTCTACTTCTAATGTGATTGTTTTTCCAGTAAGTGTTTTTACGAAAATTTGCATAGCTATACTATATATAGAGCATTATTATTTTGTTTTTATATTTATTTAATATATTATATAAAATTATATAAAATTATATTATAAATGTCCACGTGTTCTTTAGATGTGTGTGCTAATGTTTTTAAAGTATATGTGTGTGATTATATATTTATGATGCGTATAAAAGTTTCAGATGGTCCATTAAGTAATGGTAACACTTATGCAGAATTAGAAATATATTATAAATCGAACGATTATGATGCGGTGGATAAAGTATATTATTTAGAATATGGAGCTAATCCTTTAAGAAAATATCTTGGTTCTAATGTTATATGGAATGCTGGCGATGATTGTAATAATGATAATCTTATTGTGTTAGATTAAATAATAGCAAGTTATCAAGTTATGTTAATTATAAATCTCTCAAAATGTGTTTTTATAAATCAAATATTGTTAAATGATTTAACTGCTATAGAAGATAGCTGCTGCCTTTTGTAATTCTTTTTCTCTTGCTTCTCTTATAGCGGTTGCGCGTGCGGTTATAGCCGCTTCTGTTTTCATAATATTCCTTAAAATTGCCCTTTTTGATGCCATAGTCGCTGTTATTTCATCGAGTAGTTCTTTTGCATTAATGAGATTAGACCGAGCTGTTTCAAATGCTGTTAATGCTAACAAATAATCTTCTTGACTAATACGTTTCAAACTATCTGATTCAATATTATACTGTTTTGTCATGTCTTCAAATATTATAGTCCATGGTCCTGAAACATTAGATACATCGATTGTTTCAATCTTGGCTTTTGAACCTTGATAATAGACTATATCATTAAATTTAAAATCTGCTCTGTTTGCTTCATCTAATATGTTCAATGCATTATTATATATAACCTCTGCTGCTTCCACCGCTTTTTGTGCATTGTCCATCTCCTCAATATATTCATTTTCGTTGATCATTTATTATATTATTATATTATTATTTTATTATTTTATTATTTTATTATTTTATTATTTTATTATTTTATTATTTTATTATTTTATTATTTTATTATTTTATTACATTTTTAATATAATAAAATACAAAATTTTCTAAAATTGATAAATATTTAAGATAAAAACAAATTATAATAAAAACATTACTTGTTACTAATATAATAAAATGAAAGTTTTAGTATTTGATACTGAAACAACTGGATTACAAGAAAAGGGTGCTTCTATTTATGATAAATCAAGGTGGCCATATATTGTTCAACTCAGCTATATTTTGTATGACTTATCGAGTAATAGTGCTCTAATTAAGGATAATTATATTGCTATTGATGGTTCAATCGTTATTTCGCAAGAAAGTTATGATATACATCATATTAGTAGAGAGATTTTAGATGTCCAAGGAATAAATATTGTGGAGGCATTAAAGGATTTTAACGAATGTTTAAAGGTCTGTGATATTGTAGTCGGCCATAATTTGTCGTTCGATAAACGGTTAATATTTGTGGAATGTTTTAGACATAATATTACGCAATATTTTACTGAGTTTAAGCATAATATAATGACACATAAACCGGAGTATTGTACAATGAAAAATACAACTGAATTTTGTAAGTTAGAGAGATTAAATAAAACAAATCAAGTATATTATAAAAATCCAAAACTTAGCGAATTATATAGTATATTATTTCCAAATGAACAACTTCCTAAAGATTTACATAATTCACTTGTAGATGTAGCAATGACATTAAGATGTTATGTAAAATATGTTCATAATATTGATGTTAAAGAAGTTAACAATACACTTAAACCATTATTTTTAAGCATTTAGCAAATAAAATAATATATAAAAATTAAGAATAAAACAGTATTATATATTATAAATAATATATAATATTAAGTATGTTAAAACAATTTGTTATAACTAATATAAATTTAGTATCAATTGTTATTTTTTTAATATTATTTGCATTAATAATGTTTATAAAGCCAAGCATTATATTTGATAAAGCAGGAAAACCTCGTGAATTTGGTATAGGTTATAGAAATAAAACAATTCTACCACTATGGTTAACGGTAATAGTATTAGCAATAGTATCGTATTTCTGTATTTTATGTTATATAAATTTTACCGACTTTAATTTTTAAATTTTAAATTTTAAGGTTTATTAGCCTTTTCATAATCAGCAATGATTTGTTCAACCGATTTTTCACAAGATATACCAATAATGTAATTATAACTGATTGAGCTAATTAAAATTCCTGCCAATATATACCATACAATTAGTCCTATAACATATTTTATTGTTAATAATTTATACAATGTAATAACATTAAGATCACTCGTAGCATTTGCTTGATCATCCGGTGATATAATTCCAGAATTAGATAATTGTTGTGTAAACGAATCAAAATTTATTACGTTTATATCAAACTGGTTTATGAATTTTGACCTATTATTATTAATATTATTTATTGCTTTGATTAGCTCATCTGACTGAGCCCCTTGTTTCTCTTTCTCTATTTTAGTCAATAATTTATCTAATATTGATGTTATACCTAACATAGATACAAAAGCATATCCTACAGTATTAGAGAACGGAGATACCCATCCTGGAAATAATTTTAGAACAAAATATAATAGTACAAATATTATTAACCAAGGAACAAGTGTAACAGTTAATATATAGGTCCATTCGATATTTTGAGCGCAAATTATTCTCGAATTATGCACATTTAAAAAATACGAACCGACAATAATTATTAATAAATATATAAAATTAATTGTATTGTTATCTTTAGCATTATTAATAGACTCTATATCTTTTGCTTGGTTAATAGTGAAAACTGTAAAAAATAAAAAGCAGAGCGTTGATAACAGAAAAAATATTAGTGTAGATCCAGGACTTGGTATGTCTCCTTCAGCCATATTAGTATATTTTATACTATTATTATAATATAATAATTACAAATTTATTACTTAAATAAGTATAAATAAGTATAAATTTTATATTATAAAAAGTTGCTACTATTAATAATGAATTTTGATATTGTAAACTATGCAAATTTACAATTTAACAAACCGAGCAATATATCAACAGATAAACCAAGGTTAGTAGACAATGGAGTTAAATATTTCTTTAGAGGAGTTCTAAAAAACTGCAATAACTATAGGCAAAACAATATTAATACTTTTTACAATATTAGTATGTTTATGATTTTTATAATAACATTAGGAACAATATTATTTACGCGTTATAAAGGGCATTCAATGAGTAAAAAATATTATGAGAAAAGCATGAAAGATAAAGAATATATAATGTCTAAATTAGTTTACTATAATCGCCAAAATATAGATAATCAGCAAAAAATTAGAAATAATATGATAACAAATTTACCCGATTATAGTGAGCACGTTGAGGCAAACTTACTACATAAGAAAATTTATTTTTCTTAATCATATAAATTTGATGTATTGTATTTAATACCTTTTTTAACATATTTAATAATGTTATATGTTAAAAAATAAATAATAATGCAAAAATAAATATATTTATACAATATTAATATAGTACAAGTTTAAATATGACTGATGAAACTAATGAGAGTTATTATAATAATTTACAAGAGTATTACAAGCTTAAGAACAGTTATGACGCAACAAGGCAGAAGAAACTTAATGAATTAGCAGGAAGTTATGGAAAAGATTATGACCAGAAAAAACAAAATTTTGCCAAGCTTAAATTTAAATGTATAAATTGTAAACAAGATGGCGGGACACTATTCACAGAAACACCTGACCTATTACGAGCTATTTGCGGAAACAATGTTAAACCTTGTAAATTGGATTTATCTATTAAGCGAAAGAAATTTGCCCATATTAGTGAAAAATTAGAATTAGCAAAGCTCGACTTAGCAAAGTATAAGAAAAATATTATAACCACTAAATTAGATTTCCTCTTTAATTATATTCAAGAAGAAAAAGCAGTAGAAACATTCGAATTATTGAAACAACAATTAACAAATAATCAGGAAAATTATTTAAATTTACTAAGTTTATATAATTCAATAACAAACAACGAGGAAACTGCAAATTTAATAAAAGAAAAGATTGCAGATTTTGAAAATAATAAAAAACTATATAGTGAGGCTTTAGAGCTATATACCTCAAGTGGGCAAGTAACATATCTAAAAAATGCTATTGAAATACATAAAACCAAACTTTCGCTATTAGGCAATGAAATAATGAATTTAAAATATAAGTCTTCTTATGTTGAGAAGAACGAACAAGATCAGTTCGTATTTTTTCAAAACAAACACAATTTAGAAGATTTAATAATCGAAGTTAACGAGTAACTATTTATTAACAATAAAAATTATTAATTTATGAAATTATAAATTAATATAATAATTAATATAAATATAGAAAACCTAATGCTAAATAATTTAAACAAATTTTTAACAAAAATATATAGTTTCTCAAAATATTTAAATTTCACTGTTTTTCTTAGCACCTTCCTATTAGGTTTAATATATATGTATTGTTTTGAATACAATAGGAAAGTCGTTGTATATCCAACACCTCATAATATAGATAAGATTGAATATAAAGACGAGGCAGGAAATTGTTATGGTTATAAAACTAAAGAGGTTAAATGCCCAAGCGATAAAAGTAAAATAACCACTTTGCCTTTATAATATTTTAGCTTTACTATCTTATTTATATTATTTGCTAAATAATATAATACAATATTATATATATAATATATGATTAGCAATGTTGTTAGAAATGTATTACATACAAATATGGGAAAAATTATATTATCTGTATTATTAGGATTAGGATTTGCTACATTATTTAGACAGGTATGTAATTCAAAAGACTGCTATAAATTTATAGGTCCTCACCATAATGCCTTGAGAGACAAAATATTCGCAACTGATAGTGAGAAAACAAAATGTTACACTTTAGTAGAAGAAAATATACAATGTGGATCAAAAAGCACAACATTAGACTATTCTACCAAGTTTATGTAATATAAAATATAAAATATAAAATATAAAAATATATAAAAATATATAAAAATTGATTTAAAATAGCTACTATTAGCTATGTATAATAGTAAATAGCATTAATTATGAATGTTGATACTAAGATTACTTATAATATGAATGCTATTAATGCTTATAATGCACTAAATGTTACAACCCAAGAAGATAACACTAATATATTATTAAAACTATTTTTATACATTATTTTCCGATATTTTATTTAGTCTAAAGATTTTTAAATAATAAAGAAAAATTATTTAAAAAAAAACTGCGTAACAATAATATTATTATGTCGTCTCCTGTTGAAACATTTGCTTTTCAGGCTGAAATCAATCAGCTTATGTCTCTTATTATTAATACATTTTATTCAAATAAGGACATTTTTTTACGTGAGTTAATTTCTAATTCATCTGATGCTTTAGATAAAATTAGGCATCATTCGTTATCTGATAAGAGCGTATTAGATACTAATAATGACCTAACTATTAAAATTATTCCAGACAAGGCAAACAAAACACTCACTATTTTAGATAGTGGGATTGGTATGACTAAAACTGATATGATTACTAATCTTGGAACAATTGCTCAATCGGGAACAAAAGGATTTATGGAGGCTATGAAGAGTCAGGGAGACATTAATATGATTGGTCAATTTGGTGTTGGGTTTTATTCTGCGTATTTAGTTGCTGAGCGTGTTGTTGTTACATCTAAAAATAATGATGATGAGCAATATGTATGGGAATCAAATGCCGGTGGTTCATTTACTGTTAAAAAAGATGACTCGGGTGAGGATCTTGGACGTGGAACAAAAATCACGTGTTATTTAAAAGATGATCAGCTGGATTATTTAGAAGAAAGTCGGATTAAGGAACTCGTAAGAAAGCATTCTGAGTTTATTAACTATCCAATTAGTCTTTATGTGGAAAAAACAGTTTCTAAAGAAGTCGAGGAAGAAGAGGACGAAGGTGAGGACGAGGTCGAAGAAGAGACCGTGCCTTGTGAAACCGACGAACCTAAAATCGATGAAGTTACTGATGAGGACTTAGCCAATATTGAAAAAACGCAAAAAACAACGAAAACAAAGACAGTTGAAGAGGTTGTAACGGAGTTTATTTTGCTAAATACGCAAAAACCTATTTGGTCTAAAAAGCCGGATAGTGTTTCGAAAGATGAATATGCATCATTTTATAAATCACTAACTAATGATTGGGAAGAGCATTTAGCGGTTAAGCATTTTTCTGTTGAGGGTCAATTAGAATTTACTGGTCTATTATTTATTCCAAAACGTGCTCCATTTGATCTTTTTGAACCAAGTACAAAAAAG